AAGAATTGGCCATATTCAAAACCAATGAATATTACAACAAAAACTTTTTTACAATACAAAAACACAAAAAGTTGTTGTGGTTTTTACTGTGCATGACTGCCAATGATAAAAAAGAAATTAGATATCACGAATGGATAGGATACAAGCTCAAAGATGCTGGCTCTCAAAATAAAGCAATAAAATTTTTAAAATCTTTATATCCCAACATGAAAGAAGATGAGATTGAATTGCTTGCCAAAATTAACAGTAAAGAAGAATTGAAAGAACTGGCCGAAGCACATGGCATGGACAAAGCAGAAACTAAAAAGGTATTATGAGCGATCGACCATACACTTGTCAATACTGTAATACCAGCTATACCAAAGAAAAAACATTGGCTGTGCATCTGTGCGAACAGAAACGAAGATATTTACAAAAAGATGAACGCAGAGTACAGTTGGGGTACATGACATTTGTGAGATTTTATCAAATATCTCAAAAGTTGGATGGCACAAAAACATATGAAGAGTTTTGTAAATCGCCCTACTATAATGCATTTGTTAAATTTGGATCATTCGTGTCCAATGTGAAACCCATGTATCCAGAAAATTATATTGATTATGTGATCAAGAGTGGAGTCAAATTGGATCATTGGTGCCGAGAAGAACTGTATGAAAAATATGTGTTGGAATTAATATTGAAAGAATCCATGGAACCTGCTGTGGAAAGAACCATTAAAAACATGATGGATTGGGCAGACAACCACAATGCAGATTGGAAAGATTATTTTAGATATGTGAGTTTGCCTAGAGCAGTGTATGATATCAAAGATGGCAAAATTTCTCCTTGGTTGATATTAAACAGTGCCACTGGCAAGGACATGATGAGCAAACTCAACAATGAACAATTGACCATACTGTATCATGTGCTGAATCCTGAGCACTGGTCTCTTAAATTTAAAAGAAACCCAGCAGATGTGGAAATGATCAAAGAAATAATCAAAGAGGCCAAACTGTAAATGAAATCAAAAAAGTTTTGTCATGTGTGTAAAAAGATTACTCCACACGAGCCAGATGCCAGCACAGCTATCACTTATTATGGAAAAAAACCTAATATTCCTTGGCAATGTGTTATTTGTTATCCTACCTCTCTTGACAAACTGTACCCTAAGAAGTTAAAATAAATTATGCCCGATATTGATATAGATTTTGCTGATAGAACTGTAGTGTTAGAAAAATTCAAACACATAGTTGCTAAATTAGAAACTGGAAAGAAACATAATACTGGAATTTATTTCACAGAGATACCTCACAATCCTGTGGATAATTTATCTACATTAAATTACGATGAAGCTGAAAACAGAGGATATTTCAAAATAGATTTTTTAAATGTAAGCATTTACAAAAATATAAAAAGTGAACAACACTTGAAACAATTGATGACCAAAGAACCCATGTGGGAATTACTACAGGAAAAAGACTTTGTGGATCAACTATTTCATGTGAATGGACATGTGGAAATTTTACAGAAATTGAAACCCAACAATATAGAACAGTTGGCAGCAGTGCTGGCTATCATCAGACCAGCCAAAAGATATTTGTTAAATAATGATTGGAAAGAAATCATGCAACAGGTGTGGATCAAACCCACTGATGATTCTTATTACTTTAAGAAATCCCATGCCACTTCTTATGCTGCGGCTGTGGTGGTGCACATGAATTTAATCTGTGAAGAATTAAACAATGAAATATAAAAATCCAATTAAACAAACTGATCATGTCAAAAGAGAAAACATTACGCAGGTGGTAGAAAAAGTCTTCACTAGAGAAGTAAAGTGTTTTGGTGATGATGAGTGGGGAGGACACCCCACAGTGTTCTATAACATAGATGAAACCAATGAAGTGTTTTGTGGTTACTGCGACAAAAAGTTTATATATGTGGGCGAAGATGCGTAAACTGATAGATGGAACTGAAGCAGCTGAGTTGGAACAATCAATAGTTTTAGAAATTAAAACCAAATGCCCCAACAAATATCTGTTAATAGATTTAGAAACCAACGAAACCTATCAAGGTACCAGCAATAACAAATCTGGCGAGCATTGGTCCAAAATAGAGAATTCTTTCATAAATGAATTTAAAAAATTAAATCCAACCCCTGCCGCAACAGCAGTTAATGTTCAAGAAATTTTGGATGCTGTGGACGAATTATTAAAACTTTAATTTTTGGGTCTTCTTACCAATTGAACTGATTTACGTTTGGTTCTTTTCACTGCTAAATTGTAAAGATTTACTGTGGGACCAATCACTATTCGTACATCTTTGGTATTCATTATCATCAGAATATTTTTAAAGAATTCAATTTCTTTGCGTAAAAATATGCCTATGGGAATCATTCTATTGCTCTCCCACCACCAAGATTCACACAGTTCGATGAATTCTTTCTTCTCTTCTTCGGTGTGTATTTGAGTGTACACGTACATGCTGGTGATATTGTGGTCTTGATTGTTGATTACACCCACATATTCTTTTTCGCCGTAATTAACGACACTGATGAATGGGAAGTTTTCTTCTATATTTTTACGCAACATTTTTCTATAAATACACTATAAATTACAACTATACAACTATGCAACTAATTTACCGATATTTAGTAAATAACAAAGTACTTCTGACAGCGGATCTGGCAGGAGAAATAACGGAGTATAAATCAGTGTATCAAAGAAACATTAAAATTTACAGAGGAATAGACAACTTAATCACCTTTCAGATCAACAATGCTGATCAGAAACCCATTTCTATTGACACAGAATACACTCCCACTTTCTACATGTATGATGAAAACAATACATTAGTGGTTACTAAGCAAGGCACCATCATTGAAACTCAGGACAGTTCAGTGTACACCAACAAAGGGCAGTTCACAGTGACCATTTCTGAGAATGATCTGTTGGATTTAAAAGCTCAGTATCTCAGCTACACAGTGTGGATGACCAACAACACAGATCAATCAAAATCATTAACTTATGCCAATTCTCACTTTGAAAACAAAGGCATCATATATTTGGATCACACAGCATTTCCAGGACCAATGAATTCTTATTCAGTGACCACATTTGCTGAAACGGGTATTGGCACAGATATTTTTATTTCAGAAACCATCAGTGGTCAACCATCCATCAATGGCAACTCTGCACTGCACACAGCAGCCATTTATAACACAGATGCCACTGCCACAGTGACCATTCAAGGCACTTTGGACAATCAAGTATCCAACAGCACCAGTTGGGCAGATATCACTGCTATCAGTCTCACTGATTCTGACACAATCAAATATGCCAATTTCAATGGTGTGTTCAATCATATCAGATTCAAATACCAATTGACCAATTCTGGTTCCCTAAACAAAATATTAGTGCGTAACTAATTGACTTTTACCAATCCATAAGTTATAATAGCACAATGAGTATTGTGTTCGATACAGTTGTTCAATATCTTCCCAGCAAGAGGAAACAGACTCCCAGTGGATGGTTGAGTTTTAATGCGCCTTGTTGCCACCATAATGGCACCACTGCTGACTCAAGGAGCAGAGCAGGGTTGATTCAAAATGCTGATCAGGGATTGAGCTATCACTGTTTCAATTGTGGTTACAAAGCCAGTTGGGTATCAGGAAGAAATTTAACTTTCAAATTAAAACGTCTCATGCAGTGGTTGAACGTGCCCGATGATGTGATTACAAAATTGGCATTGAACGTGCTGCAACAAACAGATGAAAAAAGTATTCACAGAAATCTTGCTCAATTTCCTAAATTTAAAACAGTAGAACTACCGAAACAAGCCAAAACAATTTATGAATGGCACAAAGAATTTTTGCAACAAAACAAAGAACCCAATTCAAATTACATCAAAGTCTTAGAATACATCAACGGTAGAAATCTAAACATCAATGATTATGATTTTTATTGGTCGCCAGAAATGGGTTACAGAGATCGAATGATTGTGCCTTTTTATTATCAAGATAAGATCGTGGGTTGGACTGCTAGAAAGATTGTGGATGACAAAGTAAAATATCTATCTGAACAGCAACCAGGATATGTGTTCAATCTGGATGCACAGGATGATGATAGATTATTTGTGATAGCAGTGGAAGGTCCTATTGATGCAATACTGTTGGATGGTGTGGCGTTCTTGGGCAGCGAAGTAAAACAACAACAGAGCATGTTGATTAAGAGTTTAAACAAAAAAATTATTGTGGTTCCAGATAGAGATTCAGCAGGTGAAAAGTTAATACATGATGCTATGGAATTTGGTTGGAGTGTGAGCATGCCTGAATGGGATCACGATGTGAAGGATATCAATGATGCTGTTATTAAATATGGTAGACTGCACACTTTGTATTCAATAGTGAAGCATGCTGAAAATCAGCAATTAAAAATAAAACTGAGGATGAAAAAATGGCTGTCATAAAAACAGTGTTAAGATTTATATTTGCTCCTGTGATCAAATATTACCAATACAGACAATACAAAAAGAAAGTGAAAGAATTACAAAAAAGAGATCCTTTCATCTACAGATAAAATGATAATTTGGGGAATTACTGCTAACAATCACGATGCCAGTATTGCCGTGTTTGAATACAAAATAGCAGGATTAACCAACAATAAAAAACTTAAATTGCTTTGGGCTGGTTTAACAAGAGATTTTTCCGATGTGCCCAATGATCCTGATCTTAATAGAAGAATTGTTGAACATCTAAAAGAAAAATATGGTTCTCCAAAAGAAATAATATTTTATGAAAAACCGTTTTTAAAAAGTTTAAGACAGTTGTGGGCTGGACAAGGATTTAAATTTAGTGAAAACAATATTAAAAATTATTTAAAAAGATACGGATTAAATGTGCCTGTTAGATTTGTCAAACATCATGAAAGTCATGCTGCTTATGGATATTACACCAGCACATTAAGAAATGCTGTGATTATTGTGTTAGACAGCATAGGAGAGTTTGAAACCATCAGTATTTGGTCTGGTTTGGGAAATAAAATTCAAAAAAGATATTCTCAATCATATCCGCACAGTGTGGGATTATTTTATAGTGCCATGACACAACGATGTGGATTCCAAGCCAATGCTGAAGAAAACAAATTAGAACAGTTGTCCAAACAAGGTGATTGGAGAGTGTTGTACGATGTGTTTAATGAAGAATTGATCAAAGGTAAAATGCCATTTGAAACTCACATCAATCTACATCGAGGCTGTCGTTGGTGGAGACCTGAATTGAATTCTGAAAAAGATTTGGCTAACATTGCTGCTACCACTCAAAAAATATTTGAAGAAGTTATTTTGGAACATTGCAGTTGGGCAAGAATGTTTGTTACAAGTAGAAATTTAATTTTGGTTGGTGGGTGTGCTTTGAATAAAACTGCTTCTGATAAAGTCAAAAATTTATGGAATAATTTTTGGACTCCTAAAAATCCAGGTGACCCAGGATCATGCGTGGGTGCTGTTCTTGCCAAATACGAAAAACACATTGACTTTAATGAAAAATTATGGTATAATAAGAGTTAGA